GAAAAGACGGACAGGTTTCCGATCCTGACGACAATCAGGATACGATGGAAATCTATGAGAGATCACGCTTCGTTGACGGTCACCGCATCAAAGCCGGAGACAAGGATCCTGGAGGCAGAACATACACGGTCGATCCTGACCTCTTCAGGAGATATCCAGGAGACTACGCCCTAATGAGAGCCTACCAAGGATTCAGGCCTCTCAGCAATCAGTCATGTCAGTCCATTCGCACCCTTGGACTCCACAGCAAGCCTAAGGACGTGAACTTCGATGTGGTCAAGAACAATGTGGCCAAAGCTAGCTGCCTGGTTACATCAGAGAGCAGCTCAGCTCGTGGTATGTACATTGGAGGCAAGTACGTCCTTTGCAACCTCCACCTCTTTATCAACAAGAGTGTCACATGTCTCGTCCGCGACGACTCATACACCCAGGGCTACAAGGCCAAGATGGTTGTCTCCATGCGTGAGCGAGACTTCTGCCTGGTTGAGATTGACGACCCCGCTTTCAAGATTCTAAAGCCCAGCCTCATCAAGAACTTCGTCAACTACGGAGACTTGGCCAACATTCACGATGTCCGCCTCTTCTTGTGCGAGGGTGAAACCGACACCATTTTGGGCGGATACTCTAAGTTCAGCTCCCGCCTTCTCCCCGGCTCATGCTCTGTGGATTACGATGGATTGGACGTGAAGCAGAGGCCCATTGCCCCTGCTCTGTCAATCTTTTGGTCCCAGATCGGAGACATCCCCACTAGAGACGGAGACTGCGGCTCAGCCTACCTGGCGGCCCACCCCTTCCTGTCAAACCGCAGGATAGTGGCCATCCACTGCCTCGCGCAGTTCGATGAGAAGGTCACCAAGGGCGCTGTGGTCACTCAGGAAGACCTCATGCAGATGATGGAGTTTGACAGCTCAGCAAAGCCTTTCTCTGTCCAGTTTGCAAAAGTTGGTGACGCCATTCAGCTGCCCAACTTCCACTACTACGACCATCCATTCAACAGGGAACTCGCCTTCATTGTTGACACCGACACCAAGAAAATGGTGGACGAGGCTGTTCCCGAGGGGAAGTACGATATTCCCGACACCGGGAGATTCGTGCAGCTGGGATGGAACAAGGCCGCCTGGAGGAATCCTTATCCTCCAAAAGATCACGTCAGAAGTCCTTTCCATAAGGCTGTCCCCATGATACCCGACGAGACGAAACCCGCCCCCAACTGTCTGGAAGACATGGACCCCAAGAACTACCACCTACTCCCCACGAAGAACGGGAAACCTTCCATGCTGGGTGCACAATTGGCTCACATGTCGTTCGAGCCTTTCGAGATGGACCCCGTGGCCCTACAGGCCGTGAGGGACTTCATCTATGACCTCATGTACGAGAAGTTCGTCCCCAACTACAAGATCCTAAACGAGTTTGAAGTACTCAATGGGGTCAGAGGGTTGGACAACCCCCTTCTAGGAACAGTGGGCAAGGTCGACATCACTAAATCTGCCGGATGGTATGGAAGCATGGTCCTCAAGCGCCCTTCCAAGGGCGGATACATCGAAAGAGTCAGCAAGGATGGCAGCGACTTCCTCCAGTGGAAGAACGACGCTCCCTCAGTGCGCATGAGGGAACGCTACCGCCTCATGGACCAGCAAGCCCGGAAGGGTGTGTGCATGGTTGACACGATTGAGGACCGTGCCAAAGGAGAACTCCTAAATGGAGAGAAAGTGGACGTCGGGAAGCTCAGAGCCTATGAAAACGTGGGCTTAGCTGCCTCCCTCTTCCACAAGAAATACATGGGCGCCATCATGGGCGCTGCATGCAAGACCAGAATACGAGACGGCTCCTTCTACACCATTGGATGCGACTATGCCAAGGAGTTCGGACTCTTGTATGACGAACTCAAAGCCGTTTCAGACGTCGGCATGGACATGGACTTCAGTCGCTACGACAAGAGGATTCCGTACCAGGTTGCTGAGCTCTGGCACGAGCTTCTCGCTGACTGGGTGATCGCTTCACAGCCCAAGAACTACACTCCTGAACAGATCAGGAATGTGTTCAAGGTCATCCTGGCCCAGAACTCTCAGGAGCTCCATGTGGCCGAAGGGGCTTTCTTCCACACCAATGGGAGTCTCAACAGTGGAGACCAGGGCACTAACGTCAACGGCGGTGGCTACAATGCCATCATGTTCTACTACTGTATGCTCAAGGCTCACGAGAACAATGGCCGCCCTTTCTACCCTGGCGAGCCCGACAAGGGGTCCCGCACTTACGCAGACACCCTCCAGAGACTACACAAACTCACCCGATTCTTCGTGAACGGTGATGACAACTTCTCCGCTCAGCACCGCTCCATAGTGGGGTGGTGCAGCTTCCAGAACTTGCAGGCGGAATACGCGAAGTTCGGCGTCATCGCTGATCTGCCCACCAAAGAC